ATTGTGTTGTTGTTTTTTTATTGGCTTTAAAATAAATTCTATCACCAGTTTTATAACCATGTGCAGTAATTGTTATGGTATCTTGCCTTAACACAGAAGAAGGTTCAACTGCTACGGTGGCTTCAGAATAATTAGATCCACCAACTAAATCTAATGGGTCAACTGACATCATACCATTATCATCTATGGAACATATAGCACTTGCACCAACACCATCGCCAGTAATTGTTAAAGTTGGTATTGGTCTAACAATAATTCGCTCAGAGGTTAAAGTAACTGTTGCATCTATTTGTATTTGTGTCTCTGAAATAACATCGATGACCTTACCTAAAACATTTGAATCTTTATCACTGATTATATAACCCAATTTAACATCTTTAAAGTTGCTAGTAGTCGTTATTGTGTCAGAATTAGACGCAGTACATGATTGTATTATAAAATCAGTATAATATCCTAAAGCATGATTTAAAAATGCAATTTCATCTATTATATCCCCCGATAATTTAGCTCTTGCTTCAGCTACATAACGTGGGTTTTTTACTATTTTTTTACCATCATTTTCCATTTCTTCCAAAACCATTTGTATTGGCTTTTCATGTAATGTGGCTATGTCATTTGCAATAAGAATTAATGATCTTGCAACTGGTTCTTCAATGCCCTTATTTTCAAAGAATTGTTTTGCATAATTATATCCGAAAGAGGACATATATGTCTTTGTAAGACCAGTTTGTCCTATTATAGAACTTCTTTCAATTCTATTTTGATCGTTATTATTATTTTTAAAACCATTAGTGGTTTCTTCAACACCACGTCTGGTGATATAATCAGAACTTAAATATGAATTAGTAGCCATTATTGACCCTTCCAGTCACCACTTTCAAATGCATCATCTTCACCTTGCATGGCAACATATTCTTCTAATGTAATATCCTTTTTTCTATCATCATCTAAGAATATATCACTAACAACATCACCAACTGCGCCAGTAACACCTTCTACTACTGCACCAAATGCTCTAACACCTGCGCCAATTGTTTGTCTTCTTCCTTGGTCTCGTATATTGTTTATTGCTGATTTTAAATTTACTGGGAATTTGAATTCGCCAGTCAAAAGACCTTGCTTAACACCAGACGCAGCAATTCCCGGCAACGCTTTAACAAGATTACTTAAACCACGCTGAGTATTGGTGCCAACATTAAGTAAATCGGATATTAATAATTTACCACCAGTACCAATTGCAGATGATATCTTACCTAAAAACGAATCATCGCCTAGTGATCCATCTTGGTTTAATGCAGTCACAGCACCAGTCATAACCCTGTTTTCCACTCTTACTGGAATCCTTGGTTTAGTTGGTGCTAGGTCTTTAAATTTACCATGTGAAAATATTTCAGCGTCAGTGTCTTCTAATGCTTCAATGTAGTTATAATAGACTATGTCTTCGTATTGGAATGACATCTTATGTTCACACAATGTGGCGTCTTCATTATATGCTAGATTTCCGGGTGAAAAATCTGAAATTATAGGATTTACTAAAACCGCCTTAGAATAATGCCCACCGTGTACTTGATATATTGAAACACTATCGAATAATTGCTTTGTTGTGCCAACTTGAGATAAGTTATATCCGCTGTCACCCGATGTAAACGCATTTGAAACTGTATCCCTAACAAACTTTTCTTTTATTATGGATTTAGTAGTTGGGTCTATTTTATTTGGATTGACTCCATTTCTGTAATAGTATTCATAATACATTTCCCACAACCTTAAGGTCTTACCATCGGCTACATCGTGAAATGTCAAATCAACTGGCTTATGTGATAATTTCTTTTGCGTTATTCTTTTCTTGTTGTATTGATTCATTTCCTCAGTAGTCACTGACACTGATGGTTGGATAACATTCTTCACCAAAGGAATTAATAATGCTATGTCATGCTTTTTGAAGTATCTGCTAGTGAACTCTGCTAATTCTGGGTTAAAATCAATACGAACGAAATACAGGAACTTATGCCTAGGATAGTTAAGCTCCATGTAGTTATTTGTTAATCCGAAGTTAAAAGAAGCATGGCGACTGTCGCGGAAATACGCTAGGTCGCCAGTATCTATATCTCCAAAGAGCTTTTTAATAATGCTCATTGGTTGTCCTCACAGTTTATCTATCGCTTACACCAGTACTACCAGTTGGGCTTGGAATATTCGGGAATGGATCTGCACCAACTGTAATACCGTCACCACCGGGACCTCTCAACAATAATGCATTATCATATGTTATTTCTAATTCTATTGTGCAAGGATCATCGGATTTATAATCTGACTGTGAAAACTTAGCATCTGATAAAAAGCATCCATCTAATTCAAATGCAGCTAGTTCGTCGCCGTTAGTACCATCTAAGTAATGAATTTCCATGCTAAACTTAACACTACCAGCAGAAACTGCTGAAGTCTGTTCATGGAAGTTTATTTGTCTTTGCATCTGTCTGCCAACAGCAGATTGAACAGCGTTTGTTATGTCATCTCTAACTGTCAACTTAACAGGTGACCACGTATGCTTACCAATGACATTAGCATATGAATTATATGCATGAATTGGCACCGCATTATATTTAACGCTAGGCTTATCCGCACTGACTACCTGTTGTGTGAGTTCTCTGGTGAATTGGCCGTCTGCAAAGTCCTTAAATATAACTCTGAATCTGTAGCTCAACTTAGGTTGAAGCATACCGTTCCTTACGCCACCCGGCATAGGTACGCCAAATTTGGTAAAATCTGTAGGCATTTTAGTCTCCGTATATGAGGAATCTTATACTCTTATTTATCAAAATATACCTAAAATAAAAAAGGCCACCTTTTGGGTGGCCTTTTTACTGTAATTGGTGCTTACAGTGTTAGATCGTCGCCAGTTCTTCTTAGTCTAACTGGTATATAGATGAATTCGATTGCTTTTTCTGGTTTTACCAAAATATCAATCCACAATTCATTACGATCAATTCTAGTTGTGGTGTTGTTACTTTCGTCACAAACAGTAACCCAATCATAAACACCTCTCAATCTAGCCAATTCAGACATGAAGTTATCCATGACTGCTTTAGCTGATTTACGAGTGATAGCATCATTCTGTTCAAATAAGAAAGGTTCTACTATTCTAGGTGCTTGGAAACGAATGTAATTTACCAATCTAGCTACGTTAATTCTATCTAACGCTGATGATACCGGACTTCTGGTCTTTTGGCCCCATACCACAGGTCCTCTATTCTGCATCAATCTGATAGGATTAACATTATTGGTGTAAAGAGCATCTCTTAAGCCTTCACTTAATGATACTGGTTCAAATTCACCTTCGTCATTAACATAACCAACACTAGTGGCGTTAGATATTACTCCACGCTGGAGGCCAGCTGGCGCAAACCACTGATATGCAACTTGGTCGTTATATGCCATAGTTCTCAAAATCATATGAGAAGGAGGAACTGCGACTTCTGTGCCATCTAAGTTAGTAGCTATACCACATGGATAGTAAACAGCCAAGTTTTCATCAGCAGTTATCAACCCATCTTTACCATTAGTTATAGCGTTGTTTTTATTTGTCGCCCAATCTACTATTTCAGTAGTATTAGGTGCCAACGTGAACGGACAATCACCGATTATAAACGCTGTTTCCTTTCTATCTATATTGAGATTTACCATCTCATCAATCAATTCAGGATAGCCGGGAGATGCAATCAAATTGAAGAAAATATCTTCAGATCTAGCTTCTTCACTTGCAGCCATTGCTTCCTGCATCTTTCTAGTAACAATTCTATTAACTGCATCAGAACCCATGTATGGAGATCCATCTGGCTTCAATCCACTAACAGAAACCCATCTATCACCAACCAACGAATCTTGATAATAGTAATCAATCTTACGCTGTTTCACGTTTCTAGTAGAGTATCTGGTGTTGAAAATCAACATACCTGAAGGATATCTTAAAGCATCCGGTGCATCAATATCATTAGCTTCAGTAGGATCTACTCTAACATCAGCAAAGATTATACCATCTGGTGTAGTTTGGTCCGTATTATCAACTAATTCCCAATCACCGCCAACCCTACGCTGTATATATGGATATTCTTCTACTTTTACAGTATCAATCCACAAATCACCAGCATTTGGTGCTGTTGGTTCCTTAGACTGGACATAAAGATCTACTGTTAGATCGATCCAGTTACCGGTTCCATCATTTTCCAAAATATCAACTTTAAACTCTTCACTATACCAGTATGTGCCGTCAACAGTGCTGCCATCCATAGTTGGTGCAGTTGCAGAAGCAACCATTTCTATGGCTTGCCATCCAGTAATTTCAAGACCCCATAATGGGGTTTGATCCATATCAATACCCACTACCAATCCGTCAGAGGCACCTGCACCAATGGCGTAGCTCTTGCCGTACACACTATCAAATTTATACTTCTTGAAATTAGCATCATAAGATACAGTAACACCGTATGCTGCCAATGAAGAATTGCCATTAATTGTTTCAATGACATCAGTTACTGTTCCAGTAACAGGAACGTTAACAGTTCTATTACCTATTGGTGATATTGTTTCATCAATTAAGTAGAATACTAATCCCGGCGTCAATGCTTCCACATAGTCTGGTTCAACAGTTAACTGACCGTATCTACTGGTGCTTCCAGTCCATTCATAAAAAGACATAACACCTAGAGACGCCCCAGTTATAACACCAAAACTAAAATTATTACCAGATATTGCAATAACACTACCATTTTGTATATTAGAAAGTCCACCGTAATATTCTAATCCTTCATTGTATGATACGTTAATAGGGTAAGAAACAGTCGCATATGTATTACTAGAAGAATCATACTGTTTTAATTCGTATACATTTTGTCTAGTATTAAACCAAACATCTGCTACTTCTAATGCTGTGTTATCCGGTTGTGTTGCTGGATAAACATCACTATACTGGAATCTGTTTCCATCAGAAGGATCACCATTAGTTGCTGGGCTTGGTGGTTGTGAACTTGCATACAACGCTGAAGCATACCAATAATACTTACCACTAACTCTCTTACAAACAGCATTTTGTGGTACTGGGAAAGAATTATAGTCAATAGCGTCAGCCGCAGTTTGGCCAGAAGTATTAACTACATGATCATAAATTGGCCACTTACCAGCCAAAACTACATATTCATAGTTAGATGGTACACCAACTGGAATAATATCACTAGAATCACCATAAGTGTCCAAATTTTTCCATTCAGTAGCGATGAATACAGGTTGATTTACCCACTTAGAACCATCCCATTCATAAATTGCTGGGATCATAGTTTCAGTATTCAACCAATATGTGTCATCAGCAGGCATAGTCCTTGGTGGTAAAATGGAAGGCTCCAATTTTTCCAAATCGATGTCTGCTCTCATAACAAATGCACTATTAGACGCACCCAAATATGAATATGCAGCTAAAAGACCATATTCGTTTAAAGGATCACCATGAACTGGTGTTCCATTTAAACTCTTAAAGTTTGGGTTACCAAATGTCTGCAAAAGTTCTCTTTGAGATGAAATTTGATATAATTTACCAGCGTTTACCTGTTGTGTGCCTTCGGCTATTTCGGTTCCCGCAGCATTAATCTTGTCTTGTGCTGTTGCAATCATGATGAAAGGGACTGTACCCGGTCCAGCTGAGTTATAAAAACTCTCATCAACTACGGTAACTGAAACTCCCGGCGAATTTAGTTGTGCCATTTATTCTATCTCCTTAAGGGGTTTTAACTCAGGTATTTATCACGATATTTCTGGTTTTGGCCTATAAGGGCAATATGGATAAATACGGGAAACAGGATTTTAACGATGTCTAGCTCACTAACCCCAAGAAATAGATTAATAAAACAAATCAGATTGATGCTTGGCGACCAAATGATAGAACTGGAAGCTGACCCAGAACATTATAACTTGGCAATAGACTTAGCTTTAGATAGATATAGACAAAGATCCGATGGTTCAGTACAGGAAAACTTCTTTTTCCTTACGATGGAAGAAGATATAACCAAATACACACTACCAGAAGATATACAAGATGTACAAAAGATACACAGACGTGGTGTTGGAGTTACGGGTGGGTCTGGAATTAACTTCGACCCATTTTCAGCAGCATTAAATAATTACTTTTTATTACAATGGGGGCAAACCGGTGGTTTGGCTACATGGGAATTGTTCTCACAGTACAAAGAAACTCTAGGAAGAGTATTCACTTCAGAGGTAGCTTTCATATTTAATAGAGTTAACCACGAATTAACCATATTAAGACGACCAAGAGGAAATGAAGAGGTAGTTTTAACCGTTTTTCAGGCAAAACCAGAAGACGCAATCATAACTGACCCACAATCTGCACCGTGGATAAGAGATTATGCAGTTGCACAAGTAAAATTCATGATTGGTGAAGCTAGATCTATGTTTTCAAACGTCGGTGGGCCAAGTGGTGGTATTATTATGAACGGTGAAAAGCTAAAAGAAGACGCTAACGCTGAAATGGAACGCCTAGAAAAAGAAATACTCAACTTTACAGCCGGTGAACTAGGAATGCCATTCACCATAGGTTGATTCAATGTTAATTTTGTGCTAGTATAGTAATAGAGGTACAATTTATGAATTATATACGTAGTTTATTCAAAATATGTTGGCTTCCTCATACATATAAGACCGTTAAAGATGATGGTAGCCACAAATACGAAGAATGTCGCAGATGTGGCCATAGGAAAGTAACTATAGCCATGTTAGGCAATAAGACCCCCAATTATAATTGGGTTAACCACGAAACTGACACTATATGATTATAGGTCTAGTCGGTTTTATCGGTGCTGGTAAGAACACCGTAGCATCCCATTTAATTAAAAAACACCATTTTACCCAAGATAGCTTCGCCCATACCCTAAAAGATGCTTGTTCCGTCATATTTAACTGGCCTAGGCACCTGATGGAAGGCGATACTGATGAAAGTAGGGTGTGGAGGGAGCGTGTAGACCCTTGGTGGAGTGAAAAATTGGGTATAGAAGACTTTACCCCTAGGTATGCCATGCAACATCTTGGCACAAATACCATAAGGAAGCACTTCCATAAAGATATTTGGACTCTTAGCCTAGAACATCGGATACAATACAACGATAAAACTGTAATTTCTGATGTCAGATTCCCAAATGAAATTGATTTAGTTAGAAAAAATGGTGGTTTTATTGTTCTAGTTGATAATGGTGTTAGGCCAGAATGGTATGAAGTGGCCAAAAAAGCTTATAAAGGTGATATAACGGCAATTAAAACAATGGAAACCACGTATTCTACCGTACATGAAAGCGAATGGGCTTGGGTTGGTACTCAACTAGATGCAACCATCTTTAATGTTGGGACTTTGTGTGAGTTAAAGTCAAATACTGAATCAATTTTGTCAGAATTGTACAATTTTGACCAAAAATAAAGGTCGCTGGTGCGACCTTTATGTTTTACCTTCTTATTAAATTTTGTTTTATCCTTTTCAACCTTCATCCTATATTTTCTCTGCATCACAGCAGACTTTGCTTTTGAAGTATCCCTAGCCATTTCGCATCTCCAAGTATTGTGTTAAGAAACCCCTGATATTAGCTACCCCTATTGGGTTCTGCGAATGGACATAGAAGGTAAAATCCTCTGGGATAACATTATTATCCATGTCATATTCTACCAACCACTTAATAAAGTCGTAACCAGTTGGTCCATCACCTAAATCATGGTCAAATGAAGCGTGTCTTGGCATTCCATTACTCAAAACATACCTCTTTGCTTGGTCAAATGATCTGACGATGACCCATTCGTACCCATCTCTAGGTGGTTCTCTCTCATCGTCCAAAAATAATGCTGGGCCTTTATCTATATCTGACATTCTCATGTTCCAACTCCTAACGGATTTTATTTATCAACTTTAACATATATTACTCTCCAATGCAATCAATGATAAATAGTAGTGCTATATAGCCAAAATAGCCTAGTACGCACATAGGGTGCAACCACTAGTCCCATAGGAGAAGTACAAAATGGCAAGAAGTTTAAATAAAAAGTTTTTCGGCCCATCTACCGATGCTGGCTCACAGATCGCAGTAACAGCATGGTTAGGTGGTAGTGCTGTAGCAGCATATATTATCAAACAAGTCTCAGCTAGACGTTACTTGGTTGCAGATGTTGCAACTGGCTTGGTTACTGCAAAATGTAAGTTAGTAAATGGTACACCAGCCGCAGACGGTGAAGCTCAGATTCAATTCACCCCATTTGGTGGTGTTGCTACCAACGCAATGAAAATTACTGCTAAG